GCGGATCAGGATGAACCAGGAAGCAATTGCAGACACGCTTGAAACTGTCCTCTTCAAGCAGCTCATTGAAGCAAAATTCGGCGAAGGCGTTGAAGTTCCCGAGGTTAAATGGCGCCCAGTTTGGGAACCGACGCTGGACCTGAAAGAGAAGTATCTCGGCGACATGGTTGACAAGGGCATAATCACAACGAAAGAAGCAAGAGCACCGCTTGGATTCCCAGAGGACGTACCAACGCAACAGCAGGAAGGCATATTTGAAAACGGAGAGCAAAGCGCAAGTTCAGCAGTGCAAGTTAGCGCTGGAACAGCTTCTATCGTCAAAGCGAATGGAAAGCGATGGTTAATTGCAGAGGCTAGTTAACGCCTTTGAAGCTTTCCAAGCGTGTGAAAGAAGAGGATGTTTACTACGAGTAAGAAGCATTTTAAGTGGTGGCCGCGGATGCCATGTCACTCTCTCTGCGGTTACACGAATGAGATGCACAGGCCCCACTTAAGCTGTCTATTCTGCCGTGTAAGACGGTATTTCTACGGTAAGATGGACACGAAACAGTATCATTACAACAGGCTCATGCGCATCGTGATGCCGAAAGACCAGACAACCTACATCCTCTTCATCGATAACAAACGGAAACATGAAGGAATGAAAAGGCCAATTTTGAAGTGGTGGCTCACGATAGCCGAATGGCTTGCTAACTAATGGTGATTTGAATTATGCCTGGACTTGAAGAAGCTGAGACGGTTTTTCGTTACCGCGTGCAGGACCCGGGGAAGTTTGAGAAGTTTCGTGTTAAGGAGCTTGGGAAAGGCGTTAAAATCACGCTTGGAAAGGTTAAGCGTTCAGATCGTTGGGAAATTCAAAATTACATGCTTAACAAAGAATTTTTTAAGACTCGTGAGCAGGTCCGCAAATGGCTTGACGAACACCTCAAAGCTAAGATTCACACGCTCTTGGACTTTAAAGCATGGGATGAATGGAGAAGGCGCTTTGTAAACGCGTACGTCAACGTTTCAGAAGTTAAGTAGTTTATGGTTATGGTGATTTTGAAATGAGTTTCTACGCGAAAAAATGGGATACAGCCTTCATAAATAGGCTTCAAGACAGCGCTTTTGCATACGTTGTTAAAGGCGAAAAAGACAGTGAAAACAAGACTGTTCCAAGAACGAATCGGAATCTGCCACACCATAAAGCAGACGGCTCCATAGACCGCCAACATTTAGTCAACGCTATGGCTCGTGTGACACACACGAATTTATCGAAGGAGCAGCAGAAGCAAGCGCATGACCATCTTTTGAGGCATTATAAGGAGTTAGATATGGCTCATCCGCCATGTAGCGTGCCAGGATGCAAAGGCTACACTCCAAGCGAAAAGAAGAGTATGCTCGAAGACAATCAAGCATTCAGAGCATTTCAATATGCTGTTTATCGGGAGTTGGTGAAGAATGCAACTTAGCTACTTTATTCCGTTCAAGGCGCAAGACGGCATCAACGCCGAGATGGCTCTCAGGGAGAAGCTCATCAACATCGAAGGCGAAGCGATGGACACGAGCGTTAACCAAAATAAATGGCAAGTGCCCGCTGAAGACTTGGACTTTTTCGTTCAAACTTTGCAGGACGCCCAACTTCGTGTTGACCATGCTGAAAGCGCCTTAGCTGTGATTGGAAAAGTCTCACTCGCGCAGCGTATAGGCGATAAAGTTCTTTTCCGCGCAGAAGTAGGCGACACAGCAATGATTGAGAAGATTCTGCGAAACTATGTGAACCACGTCAGCGCACAAGTCGACAGTGAAAATGTTGAATGCAGCAAGTGTAAGAAGCCGACACGGAAAGATGGCATGCTCATTCACCTTTGTCCCGGCGCTTGGGAAATCGTCCACAGGCCCAAGGTTCGTGAGCTAAGTATTGTTGCGAGCCCAGCTTACAAAGAGACGCAATTTCATCCTGTGGGCTTCGCTGCAGCTATGAATGAAGGCCAGTGGGAGGCTATAGTGAAAAGACAGGATGAAACAAGCACCATAATTCAAACTCTTACAAATTCGCAGTTATCGGAAGGTAACAAAGATGTGGGTTCTAAGGGAAACCTGCAAGAACCTGAAAACAAAAATTTGGACGCACAGGAGGTGAAGCTCTTGTCTGAACATAACGCTCAGCAGGCAGCTTCTCCACAGAAAGCACAAGGCGTAGTAAACGTCGCACCCGGCGAAAGCGCACCAAAACAAGTAACCTATGAAGAGCTCATGAATCAGTTGACAACCCTTCAGAACAAGATAAGCGCAGGGGAAGATGCTGACATGAACGCGATGCAGAAGAGAGTCTCGGACCTTGAAGCAGAAGTCGCTAAGAGAGCATCAAAGAAACTGCTTACTAAGAAAATAAGCGACCTTCAACAGAAGCTTAAGCAAGCGCAAGAAGAAGGCGAGGAAGAAGGAACTGCGAAAGGCGACAGCGGCATAGGCGCAGAAGAAGAGGCTGAAGCAAGCAAGAAGGCCTCAAGCCTAGTGATTCCAACAGGCAAAGGAGTCGTAGGCGCACTAGCTCCCGACGAGCTTAATAAAGACGCACTCGGCGACTTCGACTGGTTCAAAGACATCCTGAAAGCGCGAAGCACGCTTACCGGAATGAAGTAAGGTGACCATGTTTGTCTAGTTCATTTCCAATGGAAGGCCTAACTCCACTCATAGCAGATCGTTTCCTTAACACGTACATTGCGGGCGAAGACCTCCCTTCAATAGGCTTAGTCGTTGAGATCACAGGCGACTGGACGGTTAAAAGATGCAACACCATGAACAGCACGAAAGTCGTGGGCTTAAACTTAACCATAGCTAAGAACGGTCAGAAAGTCACGGTCGTCGCAAGAGGAATCGCGAGAGCAATAGCCTATGGCAACATTACTGCAGGAGACCATGTTGTATCAGCGAGCGCGGGGTCTGGAATCGGAATGATTCAAACAGACAACGTTTCTAAAAATGCAACGGTACTCGGACAAGCTATAGCTTCTGCAGTAAGCGGCGGCACAGCAATCATTACCCTTTGGTAAAAGGTGAATTGAAATGAGTTTTGTGCGAGATGCACTATCATGGATTGACAGCGGCGCGGTTCAGTATCCGGCGCTGCACAAGCACATCATCGAGTTAGAGAAAAAATAGGCTATATGGTTGGATACCGTAAGCCTAACATTTTTCTCCTCGAAAACGATGCCGGCTCTGGTTGTAAAACGGTTATTGCCAGAGTTTCCGCTTGTAGCAGGCAAGACCGCCACATTCGTTAAGGAGGCAGGCTCCAGAAGTGTTGGCATAAGCGAGACCAGCGAAGGCGCAGAACTACTCATGGACTACACACCGCTTAGCACAGTGACGGTTACACCTTACAAAAAAGGCCAAAAGGCCCGAATTTCCCGGGAGAACATCGAAGACCTCTACATCCCCGTCATCGAACAGCAGCTCCGACGTCTGGCCAGGCGCGTTGCCTACCAGATCGACCTAGACTGCATGACGGTCATCGCAAGCGCAGCCGGTTACTCATCTGCAGGGTCTGGTAAAAGCTTAGGCGCAACGGGCACAGAATTTACCGTCACAGGCGGAATCGGCACAAGGGACATCGTGGCAGCAGATGCTTACATAGCAAGCAAGAACTTTGTCGCTGATTCCTTGATTTGCAATCCGATAAACGGACGAGATCTCAAGTATTTGCCTCAGTTTAGTTTGGCAAGTCAGTATGGGGAACCAGTAATACAAACAGGTGCAATCGGCAAAGTTTACGGCCTCGACTTATTCGTCTCTAACGTTTGCTCCGCAGGCTCAGCATACGTAATAAGCACAGGACAGAACTTATCAGCGAGCTATGCACCTCTCGGATTTTTCGTAATCAAGCGACCTCTTATGACAGACGTCGATCCGAAGAAAGAGTTTGACAGTGTCGACATAAGTCTGACCACAAGATACGCGCCAGTCGTGCTGAATGGAGAATGCGTTGCACAAATCACGGGATTAGCTACAACTTAAACTCGATAAACCCCACTTTCTTATTTTCCCATTTTCTCGAATCTCATCCACTTCGCGTGGAGACTGAGAATAGTTGGAGTAATGTTGATGTTTGGGTTGGGGCTAGAACTCTTACGCGCGTGCAGGTAGAGCTGTGATGGTATCTGAAAAACAAGCGCATAGAATACGAAGTCGATCATAAAGTTCGTCGGTTGAAAACTGACCTGATGAGGATATGGAGGTCCGGTCCAATATGACCATGATTCAGTCATCCAGCAAAGCGGCCAGCCTCTGTACACGAACTCCGCATCAAGAGTGAATGGCTTTGTATAATAAAAGTAAGATGCAAAGGTCGCAATACAAGACAAAACAGCAAATACCGCAACAGACATCAACAGAAGCCTAGCACTCAACTCCCTAGCGCCTCACAACTCTTCATCTCTGCGAGGCTTATAGTTCTACGGATTAGAACAAGTAACGAAGAGGTGGGAGGCTGGAAAGAGTTGTCTGTGTGGATAAAACTTTACCCCAACAACAACCAATCTCACTCACTTTTTCCTGATATGAATTGACAGTAGCCGTAGCTTATTGGGCCTGTCTTCGTGGTTTCACAGGGAAACTCTTTGCACTCAAAGCACAGTTTAACTCCTTTCCTGAAAGCACAGGTAGCTATCTTGCAGAACTTGTTCTCTTTTGGAGTACACCCAACATCTCCACTCGGGCACTCACTAGTAACCATCCGTGGGCACTTTTCACAAGCAATCCCGCACACACCAATCTTCATAGGATACTATCTCCAATCTCACTACATCTATTCCAATGACATAGTCCAGTTTCTAAAACGTTTGGGTTTGGGATAAAACTTTACCCCAACCAACCAAAAGGGAGGAATGGATATGATAGATGCTTCAAAAAGCCATTATTTGTTACAGTTTCAATGCTTTCCGTTTCGGTGCTGTCACTGCAGTGGCAGGCTTAATCGAATCTCGTCCACTTCGCGTGGAGACCGAGAATAGTTGGAGTAATGAAAAATGTCTTCAATACAAATATTCCTTCAAATCGCAGACGTGCAAGCCGCGCTCAACGCGACTTTCGACGGCGTAAGCACATACACAGTTTACGGCCTCACACTGCAGACAGCGACAATGCAAGCTGCTTGCGACTACGCGAATCAATACGTCAATGGCTTAATCGGCATGAACATAACTGCGCAGGACATGCGGTTTTATCCAGCTAAGCAGATGGCGATTGACGTGGCCTGCATTCGCGCTCTCGTGATTGCCACCGGCGGCAGTTTAGTGGGCGCCTACGATTATTTCTTGGGCGACCTACGAGTTTCGAGGGCTGGGCCTTTCGCAACTGCAATTAAGAGCACGATTGAAGGTTTCAAGGAAGACTTACTTAGGCAAGTAACGAATGTGTCAACGCCTGTGAAAACGGCAGACGCACAAGAAGCTGGTAAGGTGCCAACATACAAGGGCGGTGGGATAAGCCCGTGACTCCTTTACCAAGTGAAGTTCAGGCTTCAAGCGCTGGAACGGCGCTTATCGACTTGAGCGTTCCAACGAATCCGAAGGGTAATACTCTTTGGACAAACAACTTGATCGTTGCAAGGGTGAACGGCTTAAAATTCGTCATAACAAGCGAACAACTTCAACAATATTTCGACAACGGGTATGACGTAATAGTCGTAACGCCCGGCACGGAGAGTGGTTAACGATTGCTGAAGTTAAAGTCCTAGAAGATTGGGGTCGAGAGGCCGAGTTGCGTAAGAAGTGGATGCGAATGTGGGAGAGGCTTGGAGTTCGCA